ATTATGCTACTCCGGCAAAATGCGCAGGAACCATATATACAGATCTGCGAGACGGGACGATATCTGACAACTCAAGATTCTTTGAAGATGTTAGCATCGATACGGCGATAAAGCGGGTAACATCATCGCTGATTTGGTTATTTTGGATTGTTTGGATTTTAGTGACAGGCGGCGTAGTATATGGTTTCTATTATCTTGATAATGACTGGTTGAATACTTGAGGTATCAAATGGTTTTAGCTTATTTAGGAATTATCCTGTTTCTATTTGTGGGAAACAAGGTTGAATTCATAGACGATAGCCCAGTAAGAAGGGCAGAAAGAGCTCAGGGATCTGATAGGTGCGGGATTCCCTATCAGTGTGTGCAATCGAGGCATCCAGAGTAGTTATAGCCCGGGCGTATCAATGGTGTGGCATTTTCTGAACCCCGGGAAACATCATTTGAGAAGCTAAGGGGCCAAAGGCAACGCAGTCATAGTGGTAAGTTGCTGAAATGCCCACTAACGTGAAAGTATCTTTTCTAAATTGTGGAAAGCGTTTACGACCGGCAGTTAAAGCAGAGCCGACTTGAACGATATCAAGGGAAAATACGTTGCCATGAGTCCGGTTGGTCGAGGGAGTGGTCTTGAAAACTTACTGCCTGTGAAAGGGTCTGGGGTTCGAATCCCTATCATGGCGTTTTAGGTGCATTGCCGTAATGGTAGCGGAGCGTCTTGCTAAGTCGTCCTGCAGAAATGCAGTACAGGTTCGAATCCTGTATGCACCGTTCCCTAAAAGGGAATATACCTCTCACATTCCATATAGCTGTTTGCTGTTAAGGCGGAGCGAATCTGCCGTCTGGTTTCTGGTTTGCCATAACCAGGGTTTTCCTTCTCTAAAATTGTTGTTGCATGGAGATTAGAATTGCTGAGCATGCTCAGTAGCGAGGTGCAAGTCCTCGCCCATGTAATCCCGACTACTGCTTGAGGGTAAAAGAGCGGCGTGTAGATTGGCGGTAAAACGATATGACTCTTAAAAACCGCATAGTGCAGGGCATGGCACGAACAAAACTATTGCTAACCGGCAATGCCGGTAAAATCGAGGTAGCTTAGAGGGAGAGCGGTCAGAAGCGCGCGATAATACAGCTGACAGGGCAATGGTTCGATTCCATTCCTCGATATTCCGCCATTCACTATGGTGGACATGTTTTTAGACTCCTTTTCTTACGCATGATGCCCCGGTTCGTCCGGGACATTATCGGAATGCAGCTCGTAGGCGCGAGTATTCGGGACAGATCCCGAGTGGACGGGGGTTCGAATCCTTCCATTCCGATGCAGGCTGGGTAGCGCCCAGATGAACTGAGGTACGCGCAACGCCTCAGAGAGATTAACAATGCCCATGAGAAAAACACTTGATAGTCGGTGCTGATAGTGCACAGGTGCTTACGAAGATTCAAGAAATCATCAAATGGGATGCGCACAAAGCGGGATAGAGCAGTTGGCAGCTCGCCGGGTTCATTCCCCGAAGGTCGTGGGTTCAAATCCCACTCCTGCAATTCATTGGCATATAGTCCAGCGGTCAGAACGCTTGCCCGTTAAGCAAGATGTCGCCGGTTCGAATCCGGCTATGCCAGTTAAAACATGATTACCTCGGTGTAGAGAGGTTTTTCAGCCTTGCCGAGATGTGCAGTAACGAGATAGATAAATTCGGGATACTGGATTTATTGATTCTTTCTTCAGAGAGTGATCCTGTGGAGAAGATGGAAACCGTCAACAATGCTGTGTAGTGTATCATCATAGAGAAAATCAAAAGCAGAATCCTTGTGGTCGGCGTAGAAAAGACGCTTGCGGTGCAAGAATAATCCATTGATGTCGGCAGTGTGAGAGACTACGGACTAAATGGAACTCTCAAATAAGTCGATTTGCCTTGAACCTGAGAAATCGGGGTATAACACAAGAAATTCGTTAAAGTAGCGGTATGGCAGAAGAAAAATTTCCTTCATGCATTGAAGTCTTTAAAAACATCTGAAAGAACCGTGAAATTTACAGGTGAAATCCTGTATGTGCTTTGACCGCGGCAAGAAGCCCAGGGTCGCTCCCAAAAGCTCAGACTTGTCGTCACATTGGCTGAATATGATTGCATCGTCGATGAATAAGGGGAAGCCCTAATCATGTTTGAAATAATGCGGAAGTAAAAATAGAGCGTAAGAGGCGGTAGCGGAACAAGATTGCGTATTGAAGTACAAATCGGGTAAACATCTGGGCGCAATCCTGCCGATAAACAACAGAAAATCATAACGCTTGTCCCTATTCATAGGTGCCGACTAACTGTTGCATAACCTCTGCTTCCACGTTTTTTCAGGGCAGGCATTACAATTTATCAGATTTAACCACCTGTTCATACGGGGATGTAGCTTAATTGGAAAAGTACACGACTTTTAATCGTGAGAGTGTGGGTTCGAGACCCATCATCCTCATTCCCTGCGGTCGGCAGATAAACGCAGAGAGCCTTTGTTGCAGCTGGTGGCTAAGAACTGCAACAGCTTGGGGATAGACCGAAAGCTATCCTCACGCTCAGGACCATTAGCTCAGTTGGTTAGAGCACCCCGCTCATAACGGGGAGGCCCCGGGTTCAAGTCCCTGATGGTCCATTCCAGAAGTAGCTTAACGGTAAAGCAGCGATGCGCATCATAAAACAGGGAGAGCAGGATTACGGTTCGAATCCGTACTTCTGGAATGAATTCCATATTGCGCATGGATTCATGTAGATCGGCGAATCTTTTTGAGGCGTTGGAAACGTTAAATATCTTAAGAAGATAGCGATTGCCTGATAAGCAATGGGGACAGTGTAGCGCAATTACATTGTCCCATCTACATAACATGGGAGGAAACATGGCGGATAGAATTCAGTTTTGGAAAAGAGATTTTTTAGAGGAACAATATCTGAAATTTGAAAAGGAGAACGAGGATTTAAGGCATAAGTATACAAAACTAGAATTAGATACAAAACTTCAAATTAAGGAACTAATGCAAGAAATTGAAAATGGTAAGATTCAACTTTCGAGAATGAAGTCCTTGGAAGATCAACATCAGCAAGATTGTATCCGTATCAACGAACTTACGGTTACGGTATCGGTCCTTTCAAGGATGTATAGCAATCTGAGAAAGACAGTTGGTTTAGATTAAATAATGGGCCATCGCCAAGCGGTAAGGCACAGGACTTTGACTCCTGTATTCGCGGGTTCGAATCCCGCTGGCTCAGTTGAACATTGAGAATTGAATATTGGTGGTTGGAGTGGTATGATTTCTTTATCATAAAATTTAGGGAGGAATCATCAATGAAATGTTTACGTTGTGATGCGGAGATGAAACAGTACAAGTTTAATGCGAGTTGGGATATTTATGGAAAATTGCAGGATCCTAAGAATGGATTTGCTCCATATCAATTACCGCATAATCCTCATAGCATTTTTGAATGTGAAAATTGCGGGTACATGGAATTAAGTGCAAAAACTTGTGAAGAAGAAGACTTTTAATATTTTTACCAACCATCAATATTCGGTGGTTGGTATTTTTTTGCCAGAAAAGAGGTGGATTTGATTGATCGTTACGAAGCATGCTAAGAAGAGAATGAAACAGCGCTGCGGTTTGAAAGAGAAATCTTCGAATCGGATCGCAAAAATAGCATATGAGAACGGACTTCGGCATGGTGATTGCACTGGGAACTTGAAAAAATGGGTAGATAGCCTGTACTTCAAGGAACGCACGGCGAATCAAATTCGGCTCTATTCGGACAAGGCATACATATTCACGGGTGATAAGCTGATAACAGTCATTCAGATACCGCATAATCTGGTGAAAGAAGTCGATAAGTTGAGACGGATCAAGCAGAAGTGTGATACGGGGGTAAAGTTTGAAAAGAATGAAAAGGGAACACTGTGATATCATCATTAGAGTGCAAAAGGGTAAGTTTGTAAAACTTTATGCCAACGGGAAATGGCAAAAAGGAGTTACAGCCATCGATTTTCATGCATCATGCAGTTATGTGGATGGAAGATCTATTCAATGCGAATTTGAAAACATTAAGGTTGATAAAAACGGAAGATATACTATAAAAGATTATGATATTGCGAGGGAAAAGCATATGGCGAGGGTGAGATAATGAATATGGTGAATATAGCTCAAGACAATTTTCGGAGTTGCATGAATCCGCCAGAGGATGGATTTGATGGGACTGCGACGGTGAAAATATTTCCAGACAGCAGGTGGGTAATTTGCCCGTGGTGTGGAAAGAAAGCTGTGAAGATTCTTCCGGAGACCAGAATTTTGAAGATGCCGTACAAATGCAAGAACAGTAAATGCCGGAAAGAATTTCTTATAAGCACATAAAAAGCACCCATCCTTTTCGGTTCACATTAATTTGGGGATGGATAGTGACTATTTGTCAGAGAACAAGATCAACAGTTGCATTACAATTGCAAGGATCTGCAAAACCTGATGCGTTGTCATCACTATCACCTTCCTTATATATTCTGATTAGCCTACTAAGGTACGGTGCTGTATTGTATATTAGCATAATAAATAGGATAAGTAAATACTATTAGAAAAATATTGTCGATTTAAACCAGAGCCTTTATGAGCCTTCGACCTTTGAATATCAGAGGAAGGAGGCTTTTTTTGGACTTTCAAGGACACAGGACGATCATAAACGGTTTGAAGCGGCAACTGGAATCTCCGCCGTCGTATGAATCACTGAGCTATTTACTGGCGGAACTGCAATATGCGATGGATGATAACCCAGAGATTACATTGGCAGGGCGAGATTTCATCATGGCATATTCTGGATACATAAAGAAATGGGCAGCCAACAGATATTCAATGACAGGAGATCGGCAGTGGGACAAGCTGTATTGGGATACACTTAAATTTGAAGCACCGTATCTGTTCGATTCGTTCTTGATCTACATGGAGCGGAAGCGCCGAGCAAAGAAAAAGTTTTATATCCCCAGAAGAAAAAATTTAAAGGTTGTTGTAAACGATTTACAGGACCTTGAGGACCGGAAAATAGATTTCCTTGGAATTTCATTGCCACCTAGAGTTGGAAAGTCAACGCTATGCATCTTCTTTATGGCGTGGGTGATGGGAAAACGGCCGGCAAGTCATAACGCCATGAGTGGACATAGCGGCATTCTGGCAGATCGTTTTTATGCGGATACCATAAAACTTGCTGAAAGTGAAGAATATACTTATCGTGAAATATTTCCACAGATAAGCATTGTAAATAGATCTGCGGACAAAAATGAGTTGTATTTCGATGCTGTAGAGAGCTTTGCGACACTGACCTGCCGTGGTATTGATGGAACATGGACCGGTGCAGTTGATATTTCTGATGACGGATATTTGTATGTTGATGACCTTATTCGAGACCGGACTGAAAGCCTGAGTCCTTCACGTTTGGAAAAAAGATACCAGGATTATTTAAACGTTCTGGTAGATCGAAAAAATGATGGATCGAGGGAGCTGATGGTAGGAACCCGTTGGAATACCATTGATCCACTAGGGCGTCTGAAAAAAGAATATGCCCATGATCCGAGATACCGTTTTAGGGCGATCCCGGCGCTTGATGAAAATGATGAGTCTAATTTCCAGTATGAATATGGCGGTTTCTCTACGAAATATTACAGAGACATGCGTGAAAAGCTGGATCCTAATGAATGGTGGGCGAAGTTCATGCAAAAACCGTTTGTTCGTGAAGGACTGTTGCTCCCAGAGAACGATTTAAGATATTTCTATGGTTTGATGCCGGAGAGTGGTTTTATACGGAATATAACGGCATGCGACGTGGCTTGGGGAGGTGGAGATAGCCTGTCAATGCCAATAGGTGCTGAATATGAAAACGGTGATGTGTATATTTTTGACTGGGTATTCAATAGAGGTGTAAAGGAAGTAACAATCCCGATTGTCCAAGGGAAGATTATTGGTAATAAGATTCAGCAAGTAAATTTCGAAGCCAACAATGGTGGTGAAATGTATGCAAAATATGTTAATGATGATTTGGCACGGCAAGGGTATCGCTGTTCTATAACGTCAACAAAAGCTCCTAATAAGATGTCAAAAATGGCAAAAATTATACAGTATTCTGGTGATATCAAGCGTAGATTCGTTTTTTTAGCCCAGAACAGGCTGATTGATGAGGCGGCGAAAAATGATCCACCGGGAGTTCATCGTTATAGAAGAAGTCAGGAGTATGACGAAGCAATGGATGAAACCACAACATTTGTTCAAATCGGTTCCAATGATCATGATGACGCTGCAGATTCACTGAGCCAGCTTGAACGAACAATTGAGGGCGGATTCACGGCGGAAGTTAAAGTAATGCCGAGGATGTTTTAAGAGAGGAGAATGCAACTATGATAAATATTCTGACAAGGGATTATTTGGCAACTTATACATATCTGGAATCAGAAATAAAACGCATCCGACGTCGGATCAAGCACTATGAAGACAATCCAGTGCAGCAGGTGTGTGGTGTTGTTAAGGGATCCATGCAGCAGTTTCCATTTACGGAATGTCATTTTGTTGTTTCCGGAGCGACCGTGAAATCTACGGAGGAACGCGATAAGACTATTCGACAGCTTCTCATCGACCTTAAAGGAAATGAACAGCTTTTTGAAGATATGAAATTGGATATCGAGCAGTATTTGGAAAGTTTTCCGCCGGAACATCTGCAGGATAAGAGGCTGTTGTTCATGAAATATGTGGACAGAATGTCTGACTATGATATTGCAGCTGACCTTGACTGTGATCGGAGTACGGTATCAAAGAGAATAGACAGGATCATAGAGCGGATAAATTCGCAGTAGTTACGGATCATATAACAATTTGAGTAAGGCGATTGCCAGACTTGTAGGGAACATAAAAATTGGCGGTCTTGAGTCTCGTTCTACTACGGAAATTTATTCGTCATTGCCTGATGGTTCATTATATTTCTTTTATTGTGATGGCTCACAAGGAATTTCCACAGAACTTGGTTTTACGGACGTCAATAATGCATTATGTGGATTTATTTATAAATCTGCAAGTTGGCGAGGTAGTGGTATTCTTGTGCCGATGACTGGTGTTGGCACTGATTACAACATGTTCGTAGGGCGTTTGAACGGAGAAAATCAGTTAAAATGGGTCGGTGTCAAATAAGTCAATTTTCTGCTGTCCAGTTGATAATAAACTTTTTTCCATCATAATTTATGAAATGCAGTTTATAATCAGATGGGTCAAGATACAAAGCTCCTGAATTTATGCCGACATTCTCAAAACTGTAGGCTGCTGCGCCAGTTCCATTAACAGGTCTACGTGCTTTGAATTGTGCGCTCGAAAACAAAGTTTTATCTATCGTATTTTGTTTTGTAACAATGTATGAATTATCTTGCGATGCGGACAAATCGGTTTTTTTCGCATACAATGCCAGGTCCGTAATTGTTGCTTTTTTGTCCAGCTCTGTACTATTTGGCACTTTCTTATATGAAAAATTGTTTGCAACGG